CCGTCACGGGTCTGGATGCCAAACTTCAGGCTGAAGTCTCGGCCAGCGTTGACGAACAGGCGGCCCTCGACCTCGGACTTGTTGATGCCGTACTGGCGCATGGATGCCAGCACGCGGCGCTGGATCTCTTCCAGTGGGTCTTCAAGGTTGACGATCCAGACGTTGGTGCGCTCTTTCACCTCTTCGCCGAGCAGGGGCCGCCCGGTGACGATGGCCAACGCTTCGACGATCTGAAGGCTGGTCTTCCCGATCCCGCCAGCCGAGGCCAGCACACTGACGAAGGAGCGCAGGTAGTGGTGGCCGTAGATCCACTTGCGCGGCTCAATGCTGGCCTCGTCGAACATGTCGTAGACGCTTGGCCAATCTGGGGCCGCCTCGGGTGCATCGTCGGGTGGATCGGGGATGTCGTCGCTGGCTACATAGTCGAAGTCGCTCTTCGGCGGATCGACATAGTCAAAGTCATCCATGCCGTTCTCAGGCATCTCGCTGGCGGCGGCCTTGGCCGGGTTGATCTCGGCCCCGTAGGCGCGAACGGCGGCATCAAAGTCGCCGGAATGCTCATAATGGGTGAACAGGTCAAAGGCATCGCCCCAGCAATATGAATTCTCGCCGAGGGACTTCGGCCTGCCGACGCCAGCGGCTGCGTCAGATCCAGACAGGCTTACCCAATGCGATAAGAAGTTCTCTGTCGCGTAGCTGTGGCTCGTTTGATACCGAGAACGGTAATGCTGGGATGATCCGCGCCGCTCATATTGATAGCGGGCCAGCAGATCCTCGATGCTGTGGGCCTCATTAAAGGCGGCCACCGGGCTTACCTCGTCAGGAAACTTCTGCCGCCGATCTGCACGCTGGCGTTCACGTTCAGCCCGCGCCTTTTCGGTCTGCTCTGCCGCCAGACGGCGCTGTTCAGCCTTGCGGGTCAACTCCTGCATGATGGGGCTGTCACCGTCGAGGCGCAGCGGTCTGCCGCGCAGGATGCGGTGCTGGTAGAACAGCGGCATCAGGTCAGGCCCGCGCTTCGCAATAGGCACGTTGGGCAGGTAGATCGGCTGGCCGCAGCGTGCCAGCGCGCCGTCAGGGTGGATGCCGTGGATGTGCAGGAGATCGAAGAAGGCTGTCTGCACCTCTTCATATTCTGCCCCGGTCAGGACGCCTGCCAGCGGCACGATGGCCCGCCATTTGCGGTTCTCTTCCGATGCGCCCGATGATGAGTAGATCAGCACGCCAACATCGCCGCAGACGGCTTGCACGGCCTCCTGCACGTCTTCAAGCGACGGGTTGCCCCGGTCGATGTCGATGGCCAGCGCACGGTACGCGCCATGCTCTCTCTGGGCTTCGTGGGAGCGAGCGTCGTGCGCCCGGTAGGTCGATGGGATGAAGAAGTCGGCCTTGATCTTTTCCTTGGCCTGCGGGTCTTTGACCAGCTTGACGATCTCGTTCCAGCTTATGCCGGGATAGTATTCGCCGGGATTGTCGATGAGCGTGAAGAATGAACCGGGTGCGGTCATAAAGCGGACATCAGACATATGCGATGTCCTTGTAATAGGCGTTGATCGCCTGTATTCTTTGCATTGGAACGATCTCCTCTCGGTTCCGCCTCTTTGAAACCCGGCAGGTGGCTCTCCTGCCGGGTTTCTTCTTTACTAAAATGGCACTTCGTCGTCCAATTCCTGCGCGATGCTCTGGCGCTTTTCTTGTGCCAGCGGCTTGGTCTCAAACGGATCGGCCTTGCTCTCGACGGTGTCGAAGTCATCCATGCCGCCGTCGCCATAACGTGCCTCTGTGACCTGCACGGCGTCGAGGAGCAGGCTGATGCCGCCGAGGCCATCAGGATCGACCACAGCGACGGCCCAAGCGCGCACGGTGCCTTTGGAGCCGCCACAAATGCTCAGGTCGGCCAGCGGGGCTTTCTGCCCGTCGATCACGGTCGGCCATTTGTTGGCGGTGCCGTCCTTCTTCATACCGTTTCGCTTGGCGGTGAACTGGATGATGCCCGTCTCCGTGCCGTGTTCGTCCTTCAGCTTTTTCATGCCAAAGACCTTGGTGAACTGAGGCAGCTTGGGGTTGCGGGCGCGGGATGCTTCGTAGTGCGCCTTCATCTCGTCGAACAGCGGCTTGGCCTGATCGCGGGGCATCTCGAATGCCACCGACCATGCTGCGTTGGACGCGCTTGGCGCGCAGGGTTCGCTGGCCTGCTTCTGGGTGTTGAACCGATATGTCTGGTTCAGCTTGGGGTACTGAAGGGTGACGTTTTTCGCCAATACCTTCAGGAAGTCATCATTATCTGCCATTGGTTTTCTCCTCTCTGGCGGTGGTAATCAGAAGTCAACGGTTTCATCGAACACGTCGTCTTCAGGCTCTGCGGTCTGCCAGCGCGGCAGGTCCACATGGTTAATCAAGGGCCAGCCGGTTGTGAAGGTGCTGGTGGCCTCGGCCCGTGATATTTTTTCTAGGGTGGCGGTGACGCGGGCATCTGCGACGGCGAGATAGCCCTCTGTGAGCGCGTGCAGGCCGACAGCGTAGGGTGGTTCCTTCTCGACGGCCACGAAGATGAACGTGTGCGCGTTAAAGCCTGCCTGTTGCAGGCACCGTAGGTAAAGGGACGCCTGCAAATCGTAATTGTAGTTGCGGATCTCGCGCGGGAAGCCGTCAGGGCTGGCGTCACGGGTCGTCTTCAGGTCGAAGACGATGCCAGCGGCAGGCAGGTATCCGTCTGGCCTGCATTTGATCTTGACGCCTGTCAGATAGTCTTCCGCGAAGAAGCTGGCCTCGGCGACAAAGCTGGGATCGGCGATCCAGCCTTTGACGACCTCATGGGTGATGATCGGGGCCGCGATGGCATGAGCCAGATCATAGTCGCTTTCGGTCAGCAAGATCTGGCCGTCGATGTCGGCGGCAAGCTTGGCCTCTTTCCATTTGTTGCCCCGGCGATCTTCGGGGCCACGCAGGACAAGGTTCTTTTCCGGCTCCAGCACTAGAGCATGGACGGCGCTGCCGAGGGCGAAGGTGCTGCTGTCTTTCCAGACCTTGCCTTTCCAATGTGCCAGCGACTTGCCTGCGACGGCTTTGACATCGCTGGCGCTGATCTCTGGGCGTGCGTGGTACGCCTCGTTGGTCATGTCGCGGATCATGTCAAACCTCGCTATCTTTACAAAATTCATCCCAGCTTCCCACTGCCTCATTGCCCACATATGACGCAAGTTCTACAATGGCCACGATTGTGTTGATTACACCGCTCATATGCCCATACACCTTTTTTTGATGCATAGCGCGCTCGATGAGTTCATTGCCGCTTGCAGCCATGAAACCACTAATAGCCGCATTCATCGCGCTGACGAAAACCTCTTCGCCGCTCATCTTTCTGTGTGTCATTTCTTCCTCCATCCATACAAGGCGATCAGGGCCGCCTCTGCCCGTCCGTCGTCTTTGACCCGCGCCCACTGATCGGAGCAGTCGGGGAAGTATTGGCTGGCCAGCGCGCGGCTGGCGTTCTTGTCGGTAGACAGCCGCATGGTCTTCTTCCACGCGGACGGATCGACCTCAAACGTCGGCACGCCAGCGAAGAACAGGCAAGCCTTCAACTCACCGTAGGCGACGGCGATGGTGACGGCGTTTTTGATCCCGATCATCCGTGGGAAAAAGGGCCGCTCCAGCCAACAGCATTTGACCTTGCCGATGTCCGCTATCAGGGCGCGTTTGTCTTCCAAGGTGCCGGGCATGTCGTAGGTGCTGACCTGCATGTCGTCGGTGTCCAGCAACGCGAAGGCTCCGCTCTTGCCGGGGTCAATGCCGAGGATCAGGGTCATGCTTCCTCCATCGCGGCTTCACCGCCCAGTGCCAGATACCCGCAGCCGTCGATCCAGTTGTCCGCATGCTTCGGGTTCGACTTGGCCCGCGCCAGCTTCAACAGGGTCATCATCACGGCCACGTCATGCGGACTGATGTTCTTGTTCAGGTGCGCTGACCAGTACGCTGCAATGAGGCCAAAGTTGCGTTCAGCATCACCGTGAGTGGCGGCGCGGTCTTTGGTGACGTAGTCTTTGGCGGTGTCCAGAATGTCGGCCCGGTTCACTTGGACACCCATTCCTGCTCGAACCGCAGGTCTTCAATCCCGGTTATGTCTGCGAGACGGTGGCGGTAGACGGCAGACGGCACCACGCGGCCTGTCATCCAGCGGGAAAGGCTGGATGATGCCACTGGCACTTTTTTTGCGAGCCAGCCCAGTTTGCGCCCGTCTTGCGCGCACCATAGCCGGATTTGAGTTTGAGCCATCATTGGCGCTCTCCTGTGTTTCGGTGCCACCAGACCTAGAGGCTAAAATAATTAGCGTCAAGTGCATTTATTTTCTTGCAAGCTGCAAATCAGGGTTTATAAGTGGTGTCACGAACTAGCAAACAAGGATGACCCAGATGACCAAAGAACTCGCAGATCAGCTTGCCGCCGCAGGGTACACCGAGGCGCAGATCGCCAAAGAAGCAAAGTATCTTGAGCGCGTCGCCCTAGAAGACGCGCGCATCCGCGATGACCGCGCTTGGGGTTTCGGTTTTTATCGCGCATGACCCTCGCCGACCACCTCGACCTGCTGGGGATCATCCCCCGGCAGGCCCCGCCGAAGCCCACCCCACAGCCAGCAGCCTACGCGCCGCCCCAGTGGAAACCAACTTACCAAGGCGAAGAGCCGCCGTTTTAATAGGAGACTAGCATGACCAACATCACCATCACCATCACGCTGGAGCAGGCCGAGAC